ACAGACAACGAACTAATGCAAGCTTTTCTACAGGTTCCCGGTTTAGGTCTTGCTAAAGCAGGCTTTTGTTGCCAACTATTCGCCGGTCGTGTCGGTTGTATAGACGTTCACAACCTTAGGCGCTTAAATATTGCACCGTCCGTTTTAAGCCTGGACAAAAAATGCCAACCCGAAACCAAACGCAAAAAGATTGATGCATACGTTAGCGCTTGCAAGTCTAGGCGTACCAGTTGGCTATGGGATAGTTGGTGCAAGCTTATCGCAAAGAAAGATCCCAAACGATGGGTAGATGGTGACCACGTTAGCGCTGTACACTTTGATTACTTGGTGCAATGATGGTGAACATTATAGACGATATTATAGACTTCATAGTTGAACTATTTTTTCACTAATACAATGCCGGTCTTAATCGACCGGTTTTTTTTTGCCTGTTCAGACCTTCACCAATCCAACCTTATAGGGTACTATATCGGCCCATCTACTTTCAAGTCTTTACAGTCTATATTATCTTAGACCATGGTATAATAACGTAGCCGTCAAAGTTGGCATAGTTCTTGCTAGACTATTTAGCCTATGTCGATTGGCATAGTCTATGCAATAGCAAATATCATGCCAACCTTTGATGGCCTATGAAGTTGGCATAGTCTTTGCAATAGCAAGGATCGTGCCAAGTCTTCAGAGTCAATGCAAATCGTAATCGTAATGCAAATGATTCGCATTCAGCCGACTTTGATACTATTTAGGCCTACGCCATTATTTTAGGCCGGGAGCGTCTTTTTAGTCGTCAACATCATCGTAGTTACTTCATAGACTTGCAAGAGGCTAAAATTAGAAAAAAATGCATAATTATGAAAAAAATACAAAGACTGTGTAGTCTTTACAACTTTTTGATAACTTTACAGATTCTGTTCTGAAGCAATCTTAGTATAATAGACTAAAAAAGGCTTGCATTTGCTTGATTTAAATGATAAACTATTACTATAAGATGGAGAAACCATGCAGAGTCCCATGACAGAGACAATAGAACCTAAAAGAAAACGTGGTAGACCACGAAAGACAGAGGTAGAAGCCAAGAAAAGAGGCAATAGAGGCGTTGTAGGCCGTCCACCGGGCGATGCCGCACGTATTAACGAGTTCAAAGCTCGTCTATTAGCCACTTCAGGCGACAAAGTAATTAACAAGATTATCCATATTGCTTTAAATGATGAACATCCCGGCCAAATGGCGGCATTAAAGATGTGTATGGATAGAGTATTACCGATGTCTTACTTTGAAAAGGATAAAATGTCTCAAGGTAAGAGTGCTGTGAATATCACAATTACCGGTGTTAACGGAGACACTAAGATAGTTGGCTCTGAAGAAGACATTATCGATATAACACCGGAGGATTAATGATAAAACCTGAACTACTTGACACAATCAAAGAAGACCTTATCCGACATGAAGGATATGTGACTTCAATTTATTTGGATTCTGAGAACTTACCAACCTTTGGTATCGGTCACTTGGTCACTGAGCAGGATATAGAATTTTCTTGGCCTGTAGGAACACCAGTGACTGACGAAAGGATCTTAAATGTTTTTGCTGAAGACTGCAATGATGCCTATACAGACGCATGTGCAGTTTTCTTAAATCTTGAAAGCCATCCTGATGACGTTATTCGTGTCTGTGTGAATATGGCATTCAATCTTGGACGTAATAGACTCAGTAAATTTAAAAAAATGATTACTGCAGTCAATGAAGGCCATTACGATACAGCCGCTGATGAAATGGTAGATAGTAAATGGTATCGTCAAGTGAAGAGGCGTGGTGTAGAACTGGTTGATCTTATGAGGTCTGTCCCAGTTGGATCTTAATATTGAGTTGCTTCCTTGGCAACAAGATGTTTTTGAAACTGATGTTCGTTTTAAAATTGTAGCGGCAGGTCGTCGTACCGGCAAGTCTCGATTAGCGGCTTGGATGTTGATTATCAATGCACTCCAAACTGAACGTGGTCATGTATTCTACGTTGCACCGACTCAAGGACAGGCCAGAGACATTATGTGGAATACCTTGTTAGAACTTGGTAATCCTGTGATCTCTGGTAGCCATGTGAACAACATGCAAATCAAGCTTATTAATGGAGCGACGATTTCGTTAAAGGGCGCTGACAGACCAGAGACGATGCGTGGTGTCTCTCTGAAGTTTCTTGTGTTAGATGAATATGCGGATATGAAGCCTAGTGTATGGGAAACCGTACTGAGGCCTGCACTAGCTGACCAAAAAGGTTCTGCGCTATTTATTGGGACACCTCTTGGCCGAAATCATTTTTATGACTTGTATAAGTATGCTGAGTTAGGTGATGACCAAACATATCAAGCATGGCACTTTACCAGTTACGATAATCCGTTGCTTGACCCTGAAGAAATTGATACAGCAAAGCAGTCAATGTCATCCTATGCCTTTAGGCAGGAATTTATGGCGAGCTTTGAGGCATTGGGTTCTGAGATCTTCAAAGAAGACTGGATACAATTCAGTAATAACGAACCAGATGATGGTGATTATTATATTGCTGTGGATTTAGCAGGCTTTGCAGATGTTGCCTCCAATGCCACAGGTAAAAGTAAGAAACTTGATAAGACAGCAATTGCAATTGTCAAAGCGAGTCCTGATGGTTGGTATGTTGCTGACATTTTAGCCGGTCGTTGGGATATTAAAAAAACTGCAAAGAAAATATTTGATGCAGTGTCCGCTTATCAACCTGTTGCAGTCGGTATTGAAAAAGGTGCATTGAGAAATGCAGTAATACCTTACCTCACTGATTTAATGAAATCTGGAAACAGGTACTTCCGGATTGAAGAGCTTACACACGGTAACAAGAAAAAAACAGACCGTATAGTATGGGCTTTACAGGGTCGCTTTGAACACGGAAAGATTACTCTTTCTGAAGGTGAATGGAATACTGAGTTCTTAGATGAACTCTTTCAATTCCCTAATCCGCTTGTTCATGATGACTTAGTGGATGCATTAGCATACATAGACCAACTTGCCAAGGTCAGCTATTACGTTGACTTTGAGGAAGAAGAATTTGAAATTATTGATCCAATAGCAGGATATTAATATGGAATATACAAAAGATGACTCAGCCGTAGTCGGTTGGATTATGCATAAATGCGAACAGTGGCGTGATCATTATGAATCAAACTACTCTGAGAAATTCGATGAATACTACAGACTATGGCGAGGCATCTGGGCACAAGAAGATGCTTTACGGCAATCAGAACGCTCTAAGATTATTTCTCCTGCGCTTCAACAAGCTGTCGAGTCTGCTGTCGCAGAGGTCGAAGAGGCTACATTTGGTCGTGGGCGTTTCTTTAGTATTAAAGACGATGTTCAAGATGAAAATCCACAAGACATTGCAATTCTTCAAAAACAACTTGATGAAGACTTTTCACGAACTAAAATTCGCAAAGGCGTGGCTGAAGCTCTTTTAAACTCTGCAGTCTTTGGTACTGGCATCGCTGAGTTAGTTCTTGAAGACATGAAAGAGATGAAGCCTGCCACACGCCCTGCAATGGGCGGAGACATGGTGGCTGTCGGTGTAGAGACTGTGAATCGTACTGTCGTTAAACTGAAGCCTGTGTTACCACACAATTTCTTAATTGACCCGGTTGCTACCGATGTTGAATCGGCTCTTGGTGTTGCTATCGACGAGTTTGTCCCTAAGCATCAGGTTGAAATGTTAATCAATGACGGTATCTATAACGATGTTGTGATTGAAGCATCTTATGAAGATACGGATTTAGAGCCTGATCAAGACTTAACAGTTTACTCAGACGACAAAGTACGTTTAACAAAGTATTATGGTTTAGTTCCTCGTTACATGCTTGAGATGGCTTTAACTGAAGGCGATAATGAAGAAATTGCTGATATCCTTGATAGCGAGTCAGAGTCTGAGCAAAAAAATGAAGACTATGTAGAAGTTGTCGCAGTAATTGCCAATGGAGGTCAATTGCTGAAGATTGAAGAAACTCCTTACATGATGGAAGATCGCCCTGTTATTGCTTTTTCTTGGGATACCGTACCCGGACGATTCTGGGGCCGTGGTATTTGTGAAAAAGGATACAACAGTCAAAAAGCACTTGACACTGAATTAAGAGCACGAATTGATGCGCTTGCGCTTACTGTACACCCTATGCTTGCTGTCGATGCTTCTAGGCTTCCTCGTGGAGCTAAAATGGAAGTTAGACCCGGCAAGGCCATCCTTACGAACGGTAATCCTTCTGAGATCCTCAAACCATTCCAGTTTGGACAACTTGATCAAGTATCCTTTGCCCAAGCTAAAGATTTAATGACAATGGTTCAGCAGGCTACCGGTGCAATTGATTCTGCAGGTATTCCCGGCTCTATTAATAGCCAGTCTACTGCCGCAGGCATCTCAATGAGTCTAGGAGCGATTATAAAGCGCCACAAGCGTACTTTGTTAAACTTCCAAGAGTCTTTCCTTATCCCTATGATTGAGAAGTGTGCTTGGCGTTATATGCAGTTTACACCTGAACTGTACCCAATTAAAGATTTCAAATTTGTTCCTTCTAGCTCACTTGGTATTATTGCCCGTGAATATGAAGTCACTCAATTAGTACAGCTTCTCCAAACCATGGATAAAGCAAGTCCAATGTATGGTCAGTTGCTTGAAGCAATTATTGATCACATGAACCTGTCTAATCGTGAAGACCTTAT